CCTAAAACGAACCACAATAAAAGATTAAAATTTATCCAGAATTCCTCTGAACACTTCAATACTATGTTGAACACTCTCAAGTTCAGTTTGCTTTACTTGCAATGTATCTTGAGCACGTACAATAGCATCACAATAACTCTTGTTATCATGAATCATTGAACTTGGAAACATAGCATCTTTAAGTTTTTCTTCAGCTGTTTCTACAGCATCTTCAGCATCTACAAGTCTTGCTTGCAAAGCTGCAATTTGTCCTTCAACTGCACTAATTGCTTTACGAGCAATTTTTGCACCCAATACTTCAGCATCATCACCTTTGATTCTTGCTACAACCTCTTTTACGAAAAGAGTACCTTTTTTTACTTCATTTGCCATTTGACTTGATTTTTAATTGTTAAATTGAAATTAATTTTGATTTACTTTTATTATAACGCAGTAGCATAGGCTCTGCCAAACTTTCTGTAATTGTATGTGGTTCTTGTTTTAATTCTATTAATCCTGAATCTTTTATTTCTGTAAGATCGGGAAAAGGTTTTTTTAAATACTCATCTTCCAGAGAAAAATCATCTGGTCTTTTATATGGATCTAAACCATGCTCATAAGGAGTATAAAGTTCAAAACTTTTTAATCCAATCCATCCATCGTAATAATCTCCCCTTCGATTACCTATAGGTTCTGCAATACGAGCTGCTGGGCCACCGCTATATGCATTAGCACTAAGTTCTGTAATTGTAACAATTTTGCCAAGATCTTCTTTGCCTATCCCGCTTCCACTACTAACAATTTTAACTTTATCTCCTACTTTAAAACCACTTAATTTAAATAAAATAGTCTTATTATCTATAGAGCTGCCATATAAAGCTTGTGTTATTTCTGCTGCTGTAGCAGCTCTAAAATGCCCGTTTTCATATGCCCAAACCCAACCATTATCACCTACAAACCTAATTTTAGTAATATAATTTTTAGAACTACTAACAATCTGAACAGTTTTACCAACATAGGCATCCATACCCAACGCCCAATTCATATTAGATTTAGTAATAGTAACCCAATCACCTACCTTAAAATCAGGGGATGAAGTTGATTTAAGGTTTGCAGGTTTAGAAAGATCAATATCTTTTGCATAATTATATTTCTTAGAGCTATCCAGAGTACCTGGTAATAATAAGGGGTAAGCATTTGACGAACCAGACCACCCATTAGAATATTCTACAATATAATAATTTTCAGTATAATTTACAATTTTACACTCCTGTGATCTATATACTACAACATCACCAATTCTATATTTTTGACATTGTGGATCTGGGTGTTTAAATTCTTCCTTTTTATCTCTTTCAGCTAGTTTTTTCTTTACATCTTCAGGAATATCTTGATCTTTAACTTCTATAGATTTAGGAAGAGAAGACATTAACTCTTCAGCTCTTTCTTTAGCTGATTTTGTCGATACTACAGTTAAATCTGAAATATTATAGTTTTTACCATATGTATTCAAAGGATCTATATAAAAGGTATTATGAGTATTACCTAAAAAGTTAAACCAGTGATCTTTCATATATTGAGTAAATTCTTCAGGTTTTATAGCTGTAAATGTTTGTCCTGCTGTATTAGCCATTTTACAACCCCATTCAAATTCAGGCCATACTTTTTTTGCGGCTTTTAAAGCATCATCAAAGAAAGGATCTGTAGATTTTACATCTTTGGTACTCCATAATTTAAATTTATGAGCAACTTGATAATATTGTGGATCTTCAGAAAGTTTAATACACAAAACTTTTCCAGCGCCAATAAAAGTTTCTTCTATAGATTTAATTGTATAAGGAGTATTTAGTTTTAATTTATAAGAATAATTAGTTGATTCCATAGAATCTTCATATTGTTTATCTAAATAAACTATATCTCCAACTTTAAAATTACCAGAATCTTTCATTGTTTCATTTTTTGTATCTTTAATTATTTCAGCGTATTTGTTATTCATCCAAAGAGCTACTCCAAGATCATCACTTTTAGCACTTACATAGATATTATTATTATGTCCTATAGTAAAATCATGAGCAGTAATAATAACAGGCAATTTCTTCTCTGAGTCTGCTGCTGTTATAACTAGTGTACCAACTGGATACTTTTCAGCAAGTTCTTTAATTAATAAAGATTTCTTTTTAAAATGTTCAAAATTATTATCTGGATAATAATTACTTTCAATCCTATTAGTCCATGCGCCATCTTCAAGTCTTAAAGCTTTACAGTCAGTAGGATAATCATAATGATCCCCACCACTTCTTATAAAAGATAAGGTTTCTTTAAAATTATTAGCACTTACCTTGATAAACAACTGTGGGTAATCAGGAACCCAAACTTTATAATCATTTAATTTCCATTTTCCTATCATTTTAGTCTTTTATTATAATCCATGAACAATTCCAATGTCTGTTTTTCTTCATACTTCTTTCAATATCTGTAGTAATAAATCCATCTACACCATTAGGACGTAATCTTAATAGATTAATCCTTTTGTCTTTCATTAAGAAATCATGATGTAATTTTAAAACTACAGATTCAAGATCGTATAATGGCTGATCAGCTAAATTTTTTACTTCAACTAAATAATCTTTTACCTTATCACGTTGTAATTCGATAATATCTTTCTTTTCTTCCACATTGTTTAATTAATTGTACACTAAAAACTCTCTTTTCTTTGAATTGCAAATCATTAATGTAATTATGTTTAATCCTTGAAATAGATCTTTTATCAGAATATGTCTTTAAATTAGATAACTCTTGCTCAAGTACTTTTTTATCAATATTTTCTGGAGCTTCATTATAAGTACATTTTGAAGTATAAAAATGCATGTTTTCCTCAACACTTACAAAATCGTGATCTGAAGACTCCTGAAAAGGTAAATCTTCAATATGTTTGATTTTATACTCCCATTTTCTATTGTACTTAATTATTTTAAAGCATTGTTGTTTAACTAACCATTTTAAAATTTGTTCTTGTGTACCAGTCTTAAAAGTATCTTTATAAAGAAGATAAAGAAGATGTGCATTTTGTACAGCATCTTCTTTATCTTCAAGTCTTTTTAAGAATATTCCAGCATAAAATATTAATTTAGAATGGTAAATCAACTGGTTCTTCAGGTTCTGGCCTTGTGACATAAAATTTATCCCTTAATTTTTGACTGAGCATTCTTCCTAATTCCAATTCTTTGTCTCTTCTTTCGTCTAAATCAGCTATGTATTTAAAATCTTTAGGAATAATTTTAGAAACTATATCATCTGTAATAACAATATTTACTCCAGCCTCATTCATTTTAATTAAGTCTGGTATAATAGGATTAAACCAGCCAGAATACTGAGTGCTTAACATCTTAGGATGAATACAAAACATAAAATTAGAATAATCTATTGGTAATTCAAAAAATATTCTTAAATCAAGATCATAAACATAAGTACTTTTTACAAACAGCATATAAAGAATTTCCTCATTAGTTCTTAAAGCTCCAGAATATTTATAAAAAGAGCTACTACGAATATAACTATTATTAATATACTCTAAAGCACTTACCAATTTTAAAAATCTACTATTCTTATAATTAGCTCTATAACAAATATTACTATAAACAATATCTAATCTTAAACTGTCACTAATGAATTCTCCAAATTTAGGAAAAGCACATAAATCTTTGTATTTTTTTAAATGTTCCTTATATACTTCAATATCCCCAACATAAGACAGCGAAAGTCTATAGAATGGAATATATTCCCTATTAAAATTAGGAGGTACTTTTTCAGAATCAATATCTCTATAATTACCACTAAAATTAAATATATTCATATCATATTAAATTGAAATAACTGTAAATTTATCTCTGTTTTGAACGGAACAGTACGATAAGGAACTCTTGAAACTTGATTAGCAAAATGATTATTAAACCCAGCAACCATTAAGGAGGCTAATAATGAACCACAATGTGTAGTACTTTTATAAGTACAAGGAGCATCAGGAACAGCTGAATCCTCAAATAATTCCTTTTCATATTGTTCAATTTTATCAGGCGTTACTAAAAATAATTGAGCTGATTCTGCACCCATTCTACCATCAATAAATATTTTATCTGGGTTTTTAGCTTTTTTCCAATTTTCAAACATTACTCTACGAGCAACCATATTATCAAAACAAGAGAACATGTATTTAGAATAAATAGAAGATTCCTCATATTTAGTATATTCTGTTACTTTTGTATTAGGAGCATACTCATTTAGAAATTGAACTGTAGAATTAGTTTTTAAAATTCCCTGGTATATAGATGTATGTAATTGGCCCCCTAAATTAACTTCTTCTACAACATCCATATCAAATAAATGTAAAACACAGCCTTGACGAGCTAAAAAATAAGCCAGATGTGAACCTATACTTCCAACTCCGCCAATAATTACATCCAAACCTGGTTTAAACCAAGCAGCATCAGAAAATCTGACTGTTTTTGGATCTTTTTCTTCTGTTATATTTTGTTCTTCCATATTAATTCATAAAATCTGAGTGATCATAACAATAAAGACTAAATAAATCACCTAATTCAGAGGCAGCTGTACTTGTTCTGTATTCAGTTAAATCTACAACTTCATTACATTTAGTCATTAAAACAGAAAATTCCAAATCATTAAGCTCTTTTCTAAAAAATGTATTTGCAAAAGGTTTAAGAGCTTCTTCAATTTTATCAAATATAAAAATCCTTTCACTTTTATTTGTATAAGTACTATCAAATCTTTTTAAAGATACTAATAACCCTTGATGGTCTTTGATAATAATACCACCACTTAAAAGACCTATAATATAATCAGTTAAAGAAGAACGAGTTAAATCAATACTTGTAACTACTGGAAGCTTCATACTTTCAGTATCTCCAAATAAGGTTTTTTGAAATCCCATTCCAGTACCTTTATATTCTTTTGATTCTGAACCTTTAAATGGATTATAATCATCCATAAAAGAGTCTCTTTTTTGTGGATAACTTCTGGTTTTTACAGATTTTAATTCTTCCAATCTTTTAATAAAAGCAGGCTCTTGTTCAAGTACAATATTACAATCCATAGTAATAATAACATCTTTTTCAGATGTTTCTCCAAGAGTCCAGATTAAATTACCTATACTTGCATTACAAGTTAACTTGCGAGGAGATTGATCCTCTTTGCCTACAATAGCAATTTTAGCACAATATTTACCATAATGATTAACAATCAATGATAAATAATATGGATAAAATTGGGCATTATCATGCAGTTCTGACATATCAGTACCACTAAAGAATGCATCCATATTATGATGGCTGTGAAGCATGCCCGTCTTACACTTTTTAGCATCAGGAAATTCAGTAAAAGCTTCAACAATTCTACCATCAATTGTAAATTCTGTATATCCAGATGTACCTACATCAAGAATATGAGCATATACAGCTTTAAGGGTAAAGTTATCAAGATCTTTAATTGTACCTTTCTCCTCTTTAAAAAATACAAATCCTGACCATTCTACATTACCCACAACTGAATGGGCATATAAAATCTGAGATTGTAATTCTTTAGAGATGATTAAAGTTGGTTTATTTGAAAGGGCTACTTCAGAAAAAGATTTAGCTGGAGTAGTGTGTGTATTTTGCATACTTTGATTTTTAAATGGTTGGGAATTGCTCCCAGCTTTATATTTATTTTTTTTAGATCTCTTCATCAATTAATTTATTTAACCTTGTAGAAAGTTCCGTCCGTACCATAGCAAGTAAAGTTGGATGTACAGATAGTTTAGTTTTATCAATTACAGTTTGTGAGTCTTCTATATCAGTATAATCAAGTTTTGGAGTAATAGTTTTATCTTTAAATATAAAAGGTACTGAGAGTTTATTGATGCTGTCAATTGTACTTTTACTAATATTAATCTGACTTATAATCTCAAAATTACCATTTTTCATTAATCCCACATGATTAGTAAATGGTTTTATAATTTTTTCAAGAGTGCTATTATTTATATCGGTAAGATTGATATATGTGGAACTAGAAATATTTTGAATAATCTCAAAACTATTAAATTTATTTAAAAAATCAGATTGAATTTTTAAATCTGGTAAAACTCGTTCAGTAAAAATAGAATTTACAATTGTTCGTGCTTCAGTTCTATAATCAATATAAGTTGTTGATTGCGTAATTTTAATTTTATCTAAATGTCTGAAAGGAACTCCTTCTAAACTTTCCCAACTCATCCAATTTTTTAATAGCCATAAAAAGTTTACGTAATTTGAAGAATCAAATTTAGAATTTAACAGAGTTTTTAATGATGCTATAGTTGTACTTCCCCAGCAAATACTATTCTCATAATCTGAGAGCATTATATTAAAGCGTCCACTAACATGAGAATGAATATAAGTACTTTGATATTCTGCATATGTATAAGTACCACGTCTTATTCCAACATCGCTAAGAGGATATTTTTCTTTTAAATTAAAAGTTAATCTAATATAAGTATCTTTAATAACATGTTTTTGGTTATTTGAATTACGAATTGTAACTTCTGGAAAATATAATACTACATATACTTCATTTGTAATACATTTAATATCTACATCAGATTCATGAAAAGCTTTTAAAGTACAAGAAGTTAATAAATCTATAAATTCTTCGTTTGGTGTTTTTTGTTTAACTGGGATTACAATTGGAACTGGAATATTCTCAGCAAAATCTTCTGGATGTGCAACTTTAGGTGGTCTTTTTTTAATACCTCTAGTACCAAGAGGAACAGCAGGTGTATCCATATTTTAAGATTTAAAATAAAAGGGAGAGTCAATTAAGACCCTCCCTATTAATCAAAATTAACTCAACCTCATACCTTTTGCAAGTTCTCTTGCTTTAGCAGCAGCTTTCTCTGTTTTATTTGATTTTGAAGAGATTTTAATCCCTTCTAAATCTTCATCGTCTAATAAATCAGATATTACATTTGTAAGTTTAGTATGCAATTCTCTTAATGCAGCATCTGAATATCTTGTACCATTACCAGCTTTCATCTTTGTAGGATAAATAGCGATAAAGTCATCATCTGGTGAAATAGTTGCATCTTCTGCAATATAAGTACTCTTGGTTGTACCTCCAGCACCAGTAAAATCTGCTGCTGATAATCCTAATTCATCCAATAACTCCCCAAAAGTTTCCCCTTCAAAGGAAATTGTTTCTGTTGAATTTGTTTGTGAGCTATACACTTCAATATTTCTTGCCATTTTTTTGTAATTTTTAAATTGTAAATTGTTCATTTGGAGACATATCCTTTATTTTTAAGTCATCGCTGAATGTCTCCTCTCTAATTTTTTCTTCCAGCAATATCCCAATTTCCTGATCACGAGGTATTCGAGTCCAATGCCTATGATCAAGTCCTTTATTTATATCTTTCTCTTTTGCTTCATAAAGTTCTGGATCTTTATACAGAACTTTTATTACATTATTACCACTATTAGTCTTACTATATCCGTGATACTTAATCAATGCTTGTTTATAATTCTCACTAAATTCTGAGTATTTACTTTGCATAAATTTATCATATTCACGTTTGTATTCAGCAGGAACCTTAAATACAAATATAGTATGAAACTTATCTGGTTCATAGTTAGTTTCATAATCCGCAAACAACCTTAAAGTTTGCTCAAAAGCTAGATAATTTCTATCCCCCGTAGATCTTAACCATAAAAATAAGCGATCTTGTGCATCTGGGCAATCATCATTTTTGATAAAAATGCCTCTAAAATTAATAAATGAATCTCTGCTTATATTATAGGAAAGGCCCAACATTGGTAAAACATAAGTAAAACTTAAGTTAATTACTATTTTTGAGTCTTTCATTAATCTTCCCGCCATATCCTCCCAATAAAATCATTATTTTTTTCCTAGTACCTTGTCTTCTTTATCAAGATCTCTGTTTAGGGCAGCTTCGGTGGTAAATTTATCTGGATACCTTGTTTTTAATTTGCTAATATTAGTATCTAAAATAGCTTCCAAATCAAAATTGTTAATACTGCAAAAGTTAATAATATACCACATTAAATCACCAAGCTCTTCTTTAATATGAGCTTTGTCCAAAGGTTTTTTGTACGCAATTGTTTTTTTATAAATATCTTGTAATTCTCCAACCTCTGTACTCATACCAAATAGCATATGTACATTATCAATCTCATTATCCCCTAAATCAGGACAAGTCCTTTTCGCTTCCTTCTGATACTCCTTTAAATTCATTCTTAACCTCATTTAAAAAAGGAAGAGGAATACTTGGATCTGTATTTACAAGTCTTAATAGCTTATATGATTCATAAAATCTATTAATACCATCATCAGATCCATACTTTTTTAAATATTCACTGAATACTATTTCTGCATTAGTACTAGGATTAACATTTTCTAAAAGCATCTTTTTTGCTGCAACAGCTCCCAGCCCCTCTATCCCTACAATATTATCTGTTGTATCTCCTGTAATCATTTGAGTATAAAAATTATAATTAGCCTCAAATTCATTAATTCTAAAAGCAGCACCTTTATGATAATCATAAAAATCACCTTCAAATTGAAGGCAGTCCTTATCATTAGTACAATAGATTACAGAGCATTCAGGATCATGCGTCTTTAAATTTGTACCGTGTATAAAAATTAAATCATCTGCTTCATATAAATCATAAGTAAAAGAAGCGTGATAATCTGTTACCATGTACTCTTTTACTTTATCAAAAAGTGGAGGCTTTTCCAATTTAGACCTATTACCTTTGTAAGGTCTTGTCTTAGCCTCTTTATATCTAAAATTAGTTCCTACAGTTAAACATAAACAAAAATGAGTACTGTCTGTATTTTTTACAATCGTCTCAATGTAGGAATCTGTTAATCTCTTTAATTCATCAAAGCTAGAATCAATGTACTTAAAGCATATTTTATAAATTATACTATCAGCATCAATGATGGCTATTTTCTTCATTATTTGGTTTTATAATTTCTGTAAGAGCTGTATCCAGCTCAGAATTGATATTCTCCATTAATTCAGAATAAATAGAATTTACTTCAAGCCAATATCTGACCTGACCATTCCATAATTCCATATCTCCAACATCAATTATAATGCGTGGTCGTAAGGCTACTTCAATAGTATCCATTACCACATCGAGCAAAAAACGAAAACTTAAGTCATCATTTTCCTCAAGAGCCTTCATAATATCGTGAATATTAGGATGATTCTTTAAGATTTCATATACTCGCAATTTAAAATCTGGTGTAAACTCCATAATTTATTGTTAAATTTTAAAAATTCTACTTTCATCTGTAAAATAGGATTTGTACAATTTCAATCTCTGTGCCTTAGTCATATCTTTTAATTCCTTACTAGTATATGTTTTAAAACCTTTGTACATACCTTTTAATATTTTAGATTGTTCTGAAGAATTCTTATAACTAAACTGACGACATAATTTAGCAACTCCTTCTGGATGAAGTATGTGTGAAAACTCTTCAGAGACTCCAGCAGTATCAAGATAGCTGGCAATATCCTGTAATATATTAGGTAAAGATTCAGTAGTTTTATGTTTTACAAATCTTTTATAAGCACTTTCAATTTTACCAATAAATTGATTAACATCTCTATCTATAATACCTCTACAAAATCCTGTATCATGATCATGATCCAAAACCCAATTTTCAGAGTATTTTCCTAAAATTGGATCTCTTCCTCCAAGTCTCTCTTTTAACCTTTTAATATCACTTCTTCGTAATACTTGCATCAATAATTGCTTTTACTGTTTCTAAATTTGTCATTTTAGAAATCTCCGCCAAATCTTTACCTTGCGGTAAGTACAAGTCAGGTAATTTAATAGGCTTAAAACCATATAAATCATGATTTCTAATCATTCCAGCTTGCCCAGCCTTGTCATTGTCCAGTAGAATATAAACTGTCTCAAATCGCTTTAAAAGTATGTTAACAAGCGGCGGTGAAATAATAGTAGATTCACCTTGTAAAGCTACAACATTATAACCCAGCTCGTCTATAATACACAGTTCTTTCATACCTTTGGTAATAATGAGCGTATCACCTATCCAAGGCAACTCATCATAACCCATTAGAATATCACCAGGAACATTTGAGTACCACTTATCAAGTTTTTTATCACCAAATGGGCGATATATTTTATATTTAGCATTACCAAATGAAAATACAAATAATAACTCATTGGGCTTTCTACAAAACTGATAAATGTTATTAGCTTTTGTAACCCAATAACATTGTAGTGGTTTTACATTAAACTTATCTAATGCTCTCTTTGTGATATGATAATCTGACCAGTATTTTAATTCAGCACTACTCCAAGAACCTCTTTTAACATGAATTTTAACAGTTTGTCCATCTCTTAAATCTATATCTTTATGAATTACTGGAGTACTGTTTGTTAAAGTACATTTAGGATAATTAAATCCAAGATTAAAATCAGAATTAATGTGTTTTAAGGCTTCAGGAACTGACCAGTTATACTTCTGCTTTAAAAATCCAAACAGAGAAAGTACTTCACCAGTACCAAAATCTTTTAATAATATACTATTTGTTTTACTTACGAAAAATCCAACACTTGGATTATTCTCTTTTCTTAATGGTGACAATATTCGTTTACCAAACTTAATCTGAAATCCTACATAATAACACCAAAGATTATATTCAGATACTAATGTAAACAGTTTATCAATTGTTAGCCTTCCAACTCTAATTCCTTTTGTTCCCTTCATAGGCCAATTGATGAATATTTAATAGGCTTGACTCCTAAAGCTGCTTATACCAGCTCCTCACACTTAGTAAGTCTCTTGGTACTTATGTTGACCATAAGCGGCTTACACCTAAAAATACTCAATTAATTAAAACGGTAAATCATCTTTAGCTACTGTATCTAATGCAGTAGCATCAGCAGTATTGGAAGTACTTCCAACTGCTTTATAATCATACCCTTTGGATTTATCAAACTTCAGATGAGACTCACCTTCAGCTTCATTTGCAACAAATCCCCATTTAGGAAGAGCCAGTTTCTTACCTGGATCTTTTCCTTCACGTTCATATTCTTCAACGACAAGTTTCCACCAAGCATAACGATTCTTAATGATTGGTGTAATACGTGAAATATAATTATCAAAATCAGTATAATCAACTGCATCAATTGCATCACGAACTCCAAGTTTATCACCAATCAAGGCAACTTGTTCAAAGAATGACTGCAAAGCATCTGCATTATCCAATTTCAACCAATACTGAGGAAAATATACTTTTCCTACTTGTCCTTGTGCTCCGTCAATACCCTCAAAACCAGGTACAGTTACTGGACGTGATTCCATGCTAAGAACACATTGCTTAGCTCCAGTTTTCGCAGTTCTTACCTCAATTGCGTTAATACGCAAATTTTGAATTCCAAACTGAATGTAAGGACTCATCTTTCTTGTGTCTTTTGGCGTTAAGCCTCTTGTTCCACTCATATGATTAAATTTAATTGTTACTTATTGTTTGTTGATTTTAAACTGTTGCTGGTACAGTTGCTGTTTCTGTACTTGTAACTGTATCATCTACGAATTCAATCTTACGTGATTTAACACGAGATACAATATTAAATACTTTCAAAGCTTTCCTGTACTCAGGCATAGTCAATCCCAATCTTTGGGCAATATCTTCTTTTTTCATTTTTTGAGCAAGAAGATCAAGAATTTGTGATTTTGTAATTTGCATATTTATTGGATTTTAAACACGAGCTGGAACTTGAGCAAAATCATTAATTTTGTCAAGCATAAATTTAGCATCATTAGGAATCTTTAAAATATCCTTACCAAAAATATCTGGAGGACATTTTGCACTAGAACTGTCTTGATAAAGATTATAAAAATAATCAGGTCTGTTAGTTTTAGGATCAGTCATACTATCAGCATAAAGTACTACAGTATAATCCTTTTCTACTAATCCTTCAAATTCCTTACCCTTTACTTTTACTCTCTTTTCCATATTACCTTCAATTCCTAAAATTTCATAGTGTGCGGTAACAAACATGTGTTTTGGAACTCTTTTTGCCATATCAGCAAACTTGCCGATTTCTTCATTATACATATTCCAAATGTCAAAGTTCTTTTTAGTTTTTCGTGCTTCTAAAAGAACATTTTCCATATAAGCACTAAAACCGTCAAAGACAATACTAGTAATTTCAGGACTCTTCCCAAACTCAATTAATGCTCTGTAAGCATCTTGGTAGTTTGGAGCTTTAACATAGTTCCTAAAATTGTTTTTAAAAGGTAAAGGTTTATTTTCAACATTAATAAACCCTGTTGTATCTGGATCTAAATTACGGAATGTATAAGTTTTTCCCTTTCCCGTCATTCCCACCAATAAAACTTTGTAATAATCCATTCTTTAATTTATATTTAATTGTTTAACTTACTTGTTCTTGTTCTGGAGGTGCAATCATAGGTTGATATTTCTCTATAATTGGTTCTTCCTGAATTCTAAAAGCAGCTTGAAATTGAGCATCCAAATCTTTAATAATTTGGTTATACTCCTGCAAAGTAACAGTCTTATCAATTTCAGCAAGTCTTTTTTCAAAAATGTATGCAACAGCTTCATTTAATGTATTTCCCTGATATTCTATTTTTGTAGAATCCTGAAAATGTACATTAAACTTTTTCCAAACAGCATTAATATGCCATTTTCCCAACACTTCATCTCTAATAATCATCGTTTCTTTTTTGTATTAGGCTGCTTATATGCAGCGTTTCTATCATCTGTGCCTCTGTTAAGATGAATATTCTCTCTTAACATCATCAGACTGGCAATAGCATGATCCACATGATGGTTTCCTGACTCATCATCTATATCCTCACTCATTAACCAGCTGGAAAGATGCCTTTGACATGCATCATAATACCTGAGCCACTCTAGCCCATTAGTATAATTAAACTTCCCATACTTCTTTTGCCCGTAGTTAAATGCTTTAGTAACTGATCTTAAAGTAAGAACAGGTAAATCACTATACTGGGGCTTCCCCTCATCATGTTTAATTGTCTTAGGCATAGTCACTATAATTGATCACTTCAGGCTTTGGCAGCTCTTTAAAAATATTAGCAGCACCATCAAAATATAATGGTACATAAGCATTTGCCAATCCATAATTGCGATCTTTCAAAAATTTCAAAAACCTAATTCTATCTCCAAGTTTTGTGACATCATATCCTCGATACTTTTTTAAATTATATCGAGCTGGAGCAAATAATCCAAGTACTAAATCAGCTTCTCTTTGAGTTGTTTTATTATCTGCTAATCCATTTAAACTTGGTTCTAACTTTTGTTCAATAGTTTCGCCTTGATGAAATTCCTGCCTCTCAGTCTCAGCTGCTTGCTGTTGAACATTAATTACAACACATTTAAATCTCTTGCAGAATTGCTTTAAGCAATATTCTTTAGAAAATAAACTCATTGCTTCATGTAAAGTACTTCCCTTTTCAGGTAATAATAAACTTACATGGTCAGTTACAACAAAGGGATAAAAATCAGGATCATTATGATGATACCCAATAATATGTTCTTCACCATTTCTTATTTCAGTTATATTACTACCTACTTCTGGATTCATAAAGAACTCACGAACATGTTTGTAAATACCAAATGGATTACTAACATGATCTATGACATCTATGTACTTTTCCATATCTTCAACTTCTTCTCTGCAAGACTCGATCTTTTGCAGAATATCAGTTGTTAAATGGAATTTACCCAGTGATTTTAACTGAGAATTATGCATACTTATACCATACTTTTCATACAGTAAAGTACTGACAATACTCAACCAAAATTCATCCTTTGATTCCTCCAGAGCAAAATAAAAAATCTTTGTTCTGATTGGGTACTTCTTGATAAATTGGTAAATGCTTGTTACTATTAAAAACTTAGTAAGCTTCGTTTTTCCAACTCCGCTTGAGGCGGAAATTATATTATAAGTACCACGTTCCCAACCAGGAAAGAATTCACTCAATCTTTGCAAAGATTCAGGAAATATACTTGTTATTTTTCCTTGATCTTTAGCCAATTTATTAGCCGTTACTTTTGCTAATACTTTATCAAATATCCCTTCCATCTATTTGTATTTCCCCTTCTCCTACATATCTCTCCCAAGCTCTTTTATTAAGCCATACTTCAAGTAAATTCATATAAGGCATGCTATTACTACGAGCTCTTTCTTCAAGCTCATTATTCAAAGCTTGCATAATAACAGCATGTAATCCTGGTTTATGGCTAATTATTTTCTTGTATTTATTTCTACAGGTTTCTGCATCCTTAGAGTCTAAACTATTAGCTCTTAATGGGCGTGTACCACCTTTTGTATTAGGTACTTTCATTGGATAAGTTACCCAAAGTTCTTCAAACTTCTTATCTAAATCTTTTTCTTCAAATAAGTTTAAAGTTCTTTGTCTTAAAATGATGGCAGGTTCTTCTCCAGATCCAGTAATCTTAATAAAATTCTGTACTTCAAGATAATGCAGATAGTCAGGATTACATGGAGAAATTCTCCAGGCATCCTGAACTTGTCCTATATATTGTAAAAACAAGAAAATATACTGTTGAGGTTCTAAAGCCTCTTCTTCTAATACTGTTGTATCAATTTTTATAATCATGGAAACGCATCCTCATCATAATTTTCTGGAGGATCAATTAATAAATCATCCAAATTTAAAAACTCTGGAGAATCATCATCTTCCTCGTTATTTACAAATTCCAACTCACCTGCTCCGTGACATATTGGACAAACTATAAAATCCTCACCATTCCATACATTTTTTGTACCTAAACAATGAGGACATTCTTCCATATGAGTGTTAATAGGCTGACTCATTATTCTAGTATTTCAGTGAATACTTTATTATCTTTTACAGTAATTTTTCCACGATCTGAAAATTCTTCTCCTTGCCATCTAACAATACCACTTACTTTTATATTCCAAGGATCAAAGAAAGATTTAATTAAGTATTCTAACCACTCTACATAATCATAAAACTTCTCCTGCCCATCCCAAATTAACTCTTGTCCTCCTTCTGTAGGAATCCACTGACACCATAATCCAGGCTGTGTTGTAGGGGGATAATTCAACTCAATAACAGAATCATCCTCTACACCATCTACATAAAACTCACCCTCATTTCCATAAGTTCCCATAATATTTTTACATGGGCCAAAATTAGTTTCTAGTTTAGAAACATCACGTTTCATTCTCCTAGAGTCACTAAAATTTAATAAATAAGCAATCTGCTCTTCTGATAAAGCAGGATCAAGATCAAATTGACCTTGAAAATCAGTTGTGTATCCCATTTCAATAGTTTATTCCTAAATTCTTAGCTTGTAATTTCATGTCTTCAGTTTCAAGCATATAATATTTATCATAATAATGTTCTACATCTTCTTTATCAAAAGTTGTACCAAAATTAAGATTAATCTTTTCTGCAAGTTCCTGATAATCAGAGAATACTTTTTTATATTTTTCTTCTACAAGATCAATATATATTTCCAATTCTCTGTAAACCTCCTTCTTCTCTACTCTTAAGGTATTTTGAGACATAATTGCGGTGTTTTTCAAGCTCTTTAAACACTTTATCTACGTTAGGCTGTTCTATACTAACGTCAACAATATTATCATAAACATGTTGTGGTAAATTATACAGATACTTTTCAGCTTCTTTGTACTTCTTATTCTTTAAAAGTACCACAGTATGTTGACAATATACTCTAATTTCAGCTGGGAATCGTCTCATACTTTTCTATGAAATAATCAAAAGCTGTACAAAAAGCCACATGAAAAAGTAAAATATCCATCTGAGTACGAATACTACTAATATTAATTTTTACATCAACATGTTTTTTCTCTTTAATATACTCAATCACACATTCTAACTGTTCTCCAAAAGTCATACCTTGAGTATTACCTTTGTACTTTGCTACTAGTTCTGGAATTGTCATTTTTTAGCTTTTTAATAGTAGTTAATTTAGCTGGAATTCTTCTATCGCCTATTACAATAATGCAATCTTTATTAAGTCGTAGTGGTATTTTATGACCATCCCATTCTAAAACATGAGTAGATTTTGGCATACGTTTAATAATATCCCTTTTTGTTTGTTGTAACTTTTCAAAAAATTCTGATGCGTTTATTTTGCTCATTTTGTCCAATATTTAGTTATAGTTGTATCTACTTCCATTTTAACATCAGTTACATACTTATTACCACACTCAATCATGACTCTTTCTTTATCTCGTGCAAATTGCTCAGCTAAATCTTGTCTTACTTCAGAATCAATAGCATCATGAACAGTACAAATTAAGAAAGCTACTTCTGCTTTATGTCTGGCGTTATACTCTTTAATTAAATTTCTTACTCCTACCAATGCTTCCTTAGTAACGTCTGCTCCAGTACCCTGTATTTTATGATTAGCCCCATATCTTTCAGTTTGACCTTCAATAGTTAATATTCTTTTCCAGGTTTCTTTATCACCTTTCTTTACAGTTTTACGCAACTCAGTTGCAACTTGCATATCTGGATACCACCTTCTTCTATAACAAGGTGCAAAAGTTAAGCTATACCAGTTTTCTTTAGCAAATTTACTTTGTTTTGATAACCAAGCATTTAATTTTGGAAAAGATTTAGCATATAAATCAAAAAGTTCATTAGCTTCTTCAATACTAATACTTAAAGTATCAGCTAACTTAGCTGGGCCCATTCCATAGGGTTTACCAAAATTAATAGTTTTAGCTTTATTTCTTAATTCTTTATCAGCTTTAGTTATAGTGCGTTTAAACATCATACTACCTGCATAGCAATGTAAATCCTCACCCCTATTCAAGACGTCAATAAAACCACTCTCCTTGCTTCCATCAGCCATTAAACGTAATTCCTGACCATTATAATCAGAACTTACCCACATAAAACCCTCTCTGGCCTCAAAACAATTACGAAATTTATTATCTCCTGGAATATTCTGAACATTAGGACTATTCATTTCTTTTGATCCAGATGAAACTCTACCAGTTGATTTAATTTGCCAGAAATCTGTATGAATCTTACCAGTATGCCTATTAATATAATTTAGAAAAGATCTTCCGTAAGTACTTACAATTTTAGCTAACTCTCTATAGTTTTGAAGTTCTTTGAAAAAAGGATGTAATTTAGCTAATTTTGTTAATTCTCTATCATCAGTACTTTCTACAAAGAATCCTAATTGATGACAAATTTCTTTTATTTGTGCAGAAGAGGCATAATTAATAGATAAAATCCTGTCGTGAAAACCAAACAGGTTGCCCTGAGCATATTTGGGTTTATGAAGATCACAAAGAACAGGATCGCTAAGTACAATATTGTCCAAAGTATCTTCCATTTGTTGAAGCCTGTCTTCATAATCTATCGTGTTTTGTAACCATTTTTCCTTATTTAAAATAAAACCATTGTATTCAATATCAGCCAAAGCTTTAACTACCTCATTTTCCAGATTAACGCAATATTCTAAATTGTATTTTTTAATGCTTTCCTGCTGCATTTTCATTATTTGATGTAAATAAGTTACATCTAATGCCGCATATTCAATTTGCTTATCTGTAAATGGCTCACTTTCCAGTTTGTAAAACTCACCACGAGTACTCTTATCAAGATCTATATTTAAATATCTCTTGGTAACATCCTTTAAACTATATCCAAACTTCTCATATCCACAGTAAATAACACATTCTGCCAACATGGTATCATAGATATTTTCTACAACGATACCAGCATGCTTTAAAAATTTATAATCAAATTTAGCATTATGAAAGATACATGTTTTACTTTCGAGTAACTCTTTAAATCTTAATATATTAACAGTTCGGCAATCAATAACCCATTGATTTATATCATCTCCAATTTGTAAAGATAAAATCTTTTTAGAGTGACAATCCCTTCCTTGAGTTTCAGTATCTACAGCAATATGTGTATGATACTTAAAATACTCTAAACAATCTACAACAGTAGAGGGATGAACTAAATCACCCTCTACTATCATAGAATTACCAACAAAATGAATCATTAACTTCTTAATTTAAAATTGATACCACTTTTTTTTCTTGCGTGTTAGACGGTCTATAACAGCATGACAATTTTCAATTTCTTTATTAGCATATTCAAGTGATTTATTCAAACGCACATTTTCAAGTTTTATTTCAGCAAGCTCTTTTTGCTTATTTTCTATATCTTCACCAAAAGCTTGATTAAGTTTTAAAATTTCTGAAGTAAACATATCTTTGTCAAAAGTTAACCATTGGATTTTTTCCCACCTATTGCCAAATTTAAGGTAAGCAAATCCACCAGATTTTATAGCTTCAAAAACCCTTTCTTTGTCTTTTAGATTATCATAATATTCAATACTAATAGTTGTTGAATTTATTTCGCTCATTTTGGTTTAAATTTAGCTTCTAACTTTTTCATTAGATCTTCTACTGATTTAGAGTCAATATTAGCAATAACAATTTCTCTTTGAATATCCCAAATATCAGGTACTTGACTTCTAGTACTAACAGTATGAATTTCTTTTAACGTTCTTATATAACGAGATTTAAATTCTTTATCTAAAGTATCTCTAAGAATTTCTACCTCACGCTCTTTTTTCGAAATTGATTCTAGTGTCAATTTAGCTTTTTTACCTTTAGCACTAGCTAACCATTTTGAATAAGAAATGGTATCTCTATTTGCCATTAACTCATTTAAAAACTCTTGCGCTATTGCATTAATTTCTGTTTTAGTTAGTTTCATTTTGTTAATTTTTGTACTTCTTGAATTAATACCATTATGTTTTTAGAATGTAATGGATTTTTTAACTCTCCATTAAAATATTTTTCTTTATCTTCTCTTAAAAATGCATACCAAAGCATTTGATGAGGATTGTAATGAAACAGATAGTTGTACATGATTATTCCTTTATTAATTCAATTACAGATGATACATCAATTTCTAAATCAGTTAATTCTGCAAATGCTTGTTGTAATAACTGTGCTCTCTCATCTTCAATTTCTTCTGTTTCAAACATGATATTATTTTTATCAGCATTTACAGTACAAACTAAAGTCAAGTCTCTCCAGATAAAGTTAACTTTATCTCCAATATTCACTTCTTGATCTTTACGATCTTTTAATAAATGTTTAGCCATATTATTTAATTAAAGTTGACCTACTAGGGCTCGAACCTAGACTCTTCTGAACCAAAATCAGACGTGTTGCCAGTTACACCATAGGTCAAATCTTAAATTACCTCAACATAGCTTCAAGCTGCTTAACAGTCTTACCTTTAAGAGATTCATCATTCTTTTCAGAAATGAGTTGAATAATCTTCTCATTGTGAGCTTTATCTTCAGCTTTTTGCTTTGCTTCTTCAAGTTGCTCTGATTTAGTTTGGAGAATATCCAAAACAAGATCAAATTTTAACTTAGCTAATCTGTCTTTAACACTTCTCTTTACAAGAAATGATTTTTTTCCAGATTGTTCATATTCTTCTTGCAGTTGAACTGCTAAAGAATCTAACTCTTTTATATCAAGAGTACAAAGTTGTTGTGGTGTCAAGAGTCCTTTTGAAGTTTGAACCCTAACATCCTGCATAATAGCTTGTTTGTAAATTTCCATTGTTATATTATTTAAGTTGTAATTCTTCTTTCTTAGGAGCAGTTACACTAACTCCCTCAAATTTTAATTTAATGACACGTTTATGAGTACCTTGTAATCTTACAATAAGTTCATCTTTTACAGTCGCATTAAAACCTAATCCTGATAATTGCTGATCAGCAGGTTCAATCATAGTGGTATTACCCAATACTTCAAGAACTTTACGATGCTCAGCTAATTCAGGCAAGAGATTCTCTGCATGGAAACTACGAATACTTACTGGAGATTTACAACCTTCCAGCATAAAGAAATAATGCTTGTTACCAACATTATTTTCTCCCCAATGATTGGGAGATAAACATACAAGATTTACTTTATGAAACTGATTAGTTTCAAGTCCATAAATCTCTTTAGTTTGCTCACTTGCTACAGGAAGCTTATGCTCAATACTAAATTTACCATCTTTAAGTGTAATTTCAGCAATAGTAATCCACTCATGATTTTTAGTAGCGGGATATACATATTGGTAAACATTACCACCAAATGCAATTTCAGCTTTACCCCTTCCCCCAGTTTGTCTAAATTGCCAATTGTGTATCTTACAAACATATACACCCTCTGGCATTTGACTTAATGTTGGGAAGGTAATATTTTCAACTGGGACATAACCTAGAGGTGCAGGATGAGTATAATCTACATCTTGTTTACCTCCAGAAGCTGGATCAGTTCTTCTATTCCAACCTACTCTTCTTCCTGTAACATTTGGCCCACCTCCAGACATAGGTACTTTACAACCTGGCATAAATACGTGTAAGTCCATTAAAGATTGATTAGGTTCTAATTCATTCCAAGAATGAGAGAATCTAAATACTCCATCAGTTCTTCCGCCTTTAGCCTCAACCATTTCTGTTAATTGAGATTTACCAGCTAAATTACCATTAAATGTCCAAGAATAGTTGTTATTCCATTTAAAAATAGGTTTACTTTCAGGATTATTGGCAGTTGTTAAAGATACCATATTACCTTCATGAGAGTTGTTTAAGAACACTTCTATACCTGTACAGGTAGGAAGCATGTCTTTCATAAACTTCTCAATAGATACCTCTTCTATACCCTCAAATTCACTTCTTTTATGACGTGTACTTGTTGATTTTACTCCATCAAATATAGAAACAGATTTAACTTTACCTTCTCCAGCATTTGTATGAAGAATTTCAGAGGTTTTAATATCTTCGAGACGTGCAAATCTTCTGTTAAAGCTTTCTGCATAACCATTTTCTTCAACAAATTTACGAGCTTCCTCGATTTGTTTTTTAGTAATTGGGGCAGTAGCCTTCATATAATTAATTGGGTCAACTCTCTGATTCCAAGATTTACAAGCTGCGTTAAGTTCTTTACCTTCAGCTAATTCTGTACAAAGAACACCAATCAACTCATTACGAAACTTTGCTAATTGGAATTTATAAGATTTAACCCAACACCAATTATCTCTTTTAGAAGCTGGTAAACTGTCATATTCCTGTTTTAATGGAATGATTTGCTCAATTTTAAATAGGTGGGTTTTACCATCTAACAGAGAGTTCTGATTAATCAAATCTCTTACAAGATTCAATGTATCCAATGGAATAGTTTCCATTCCTCTTTGAAATACATTCTTAGCATCTCTATAAGTACCCATAATAGATTCAACAGATGAAGACGACATATCTACAAACTGTTTATCTAAGAATAAATGCATGTGATGAAATGTACGTACTTCATTAGGTTTTACTACACCATATTTATCTGCTTCTTCTTTAGTATATCTTTTTGGATTACTGTGTACTCCAAGCTGGAATACTTTAGAAGACTTAGAGCAAGATTCATAAGGTAAATCATTCAAATCATTAAATGATTCAAAGAATACCTCTGAAATCTGAGCATTTTGCAATGCTTCTGTTAATATTTTAGCAGTATTTTGATACTCTTCATCTATTTCAACATCAAACATTGTTACAATGTTATAATCATCATCAATAGATACAATATTACCATACCTACGAATGAAATTCTTACAATGATTACAATTTTTAGATGTACTTAAAGGATCTCTGAATACTGGATTATTTTCTTCTGAAAATGATGCAATGTATAAATCCCAAATTTGTTGACCAGTTAGTACTGATCTAAAAAGTTTTCCATATTTTGACATTTGGACAAACTTTTCTTGAATTTTTTTAGTGAATTGTTGCATAATTATCTGATTTCTTTGTCTTTAACAGTTATTTCCCAGTCGCCAATACTTCCATAGAGAATGAATGATCCTGTCCTAAATTCATCTACAATTCTTGTACCCACTGATACTGAATTATAAAAATCTTTATCTACAGGAAGTTCAAAATCTATTGCATTTATAGCATCTTTAATATGTTTACTTATATCAAGTGAAAAATGAGACTGCTTTAAATGAATTTTTAAAATATATCTAGGAGTCCTCCCAGAATCATAGATACGAAGCTCTTTTAACTTTGTATTTAAGCTGGAAATTTCTTGTTTTGTACGAACTCTAACAAATTCTAAACTAGAAATTTCATTACGTAAAATACTTTCTGTATTTTTTAACCTATCTATTTCAGATATTACATCTTGCTTTGTTTCACAAGCAACTAATAATATAATACAAAATAAACTTAATAAAAATTTAATTTTCATTTTGTTGTGTGGTTAAGGGTTAATATTTTATTCTTGGTAATGCGCCATCAATGTATCCTTTCTTATATCCTTCAGCGATAAACTCCTGCTTAATCTCCTCCCACTCCTCCACCGTCAACACTACACGGGTTGTGGGTTCGTACCAGTGAGTAGGGTTGAGTTTACTACCAAACTCATTGATGAAAGAAACATATTTTTGACTGTAATATATTTCACCGATATTAGTTTTGTAATATCCTGCTTCACTCGGCAACCTCTCTGAACACATTACTTTCAGGAGGATTTCTTGGGGTTGGTGGGTGGTGGTCATGGTTTAATAAGTTTTGAAAGTAATTTCTTCTGCTTGCATTTTGTGATTGCCTTCGATATTTTGTATCGTTCTATTAAATTAAAGCCATAATTAACTGGCTGATAAACATGAAGGCTATGTATTGGATATTCACCAACCCAAATTGATAATCCAGAATCATGTTCGATAGTATAAGTTTTAAATGTCCACTTATCTGGCTCGTTCAGAAGTTTGCTTACTATATGTTCTATAATAATTTTATGATGGTTCATTTTCTCTCCTCCTTATTAGGTTTGGTGGGTGGGTGAATTAATCTGCGTTCAATAACTTGGTCGCATACTGAACACGTTGCTTTATTTCCAACAATAATCCATCTATGTTCCAATGGGTTTTCATATCCGTGATACCATTCGCCATTCCCTTTATGTGTTATCACTACTTCATATTCCGCCTTCAAATCAGCAATCGAGAGGTCTTGTGGGGTCATGGGTGGAGGGATTAATATAGTTTAAACGCTTTGTATTTTTCATAAAATGCAATGCTTCCGATTTCTTGCATTTCAACCATGTATTCTGCAATTTCATCTTTAATTGCATTGCCTTCTTTTCCAGTTAATTCATAGCAGTCATCTCCATATCTCATATCTTCCTGAGAATATCCTTTGGATACATACTTGCTTGCGATAAATAATTTTTCTTCCTGTGTCATTTCGATTTGTGGTTAGATTGTTTTTGCGTGTATCTGTGCTTGTTGAAGTGTTGGCGCAATTAGTTGCGTATAGATCGGTGTTAGC